CGCGAAGCCCACGGCAACCATGTTCTGAATACCCAGCATGCCGAATCGCAGAGTGGTCAGTGAGTCGTTATAGCTGTCAACTGCACCGCCCTGTTCTTGAGTCACCACGCCAAGACGCTGCGCACGGTCACGCAGACCTTCCACTTCCTCACTGGTGAGGGACAGAAGCTGAATCATGGAAGGATCGATGCCCAGCTTGTCCAGCACGTTCATGCGCTCAGATGCATGCATGCCCGCCATGGTGTCGGTAAGCTCCAGCATCACCTGATCAGCCGCCTTGATCTCCCCGTTAGCGTCACGGAAAGAGATTCCAAGGTTCTCCACGACTTCCTTCGCGGGACCAGTGCCAAGCTGCTCAAACTCACCGATGCGCTTGGTCATCTCACGCACGGATGCGGACACCGCGTCCAGGCTGGAACCGTTCACCGACGCGGCATAACCCAATTCTTGAATGGACTCCAGTGATACCCCTGTTTCTCGGGATAGCTGCACCATGGGGTCAATGGTGTTGAAGATGGAATTCGCCCACGCGAACATTGCACCGGAAGCAGCGGTGATACCCGCTGCCACTCCGGCAAGCAACTTGATGGAACTGTCCAGCCCGGTATTGAACTCACGTTGCGGTCGCAAATCGCCTTGGAAGCTGAACCGAGTAACTACCTCATTTACGACCGCCATTGCGCGATTGCTCCAACTTATGATGATCAATGTCTGCTGTGATCATCTCAAATTCCACAATGTCCAGCAGCTCAGACGTGTCCAGTTCTTGCAGCTCCTTCAGTGTACCGTACCCGGCCTTCACCAGCGCCAGGTACGTGAACATTTCATCGCTTACATTGGTTTTTTGGATGAAGTTTTCTGAGCCGGGACGCCGGGGGATTGCGAGCCTGTAGCGCTCGCGGGCATAAAAGGGTAGCTGATCACCGCCAGAGCCGTACTGACGAATGTCAGATAGTCCTGAGGGTAGTCTTCCCAATGGTTCGGCAGCTTCGCCAGCAGGCTGTCATCAATGCTGACGCTGGATTCAATGATCTTCTCCACGTTCTTGAATCGCGGGTCATCCAGAAAGCTGAAGTCCTGACGTTGGATATCACGTTGGATGGATGAAAAGAACGCGAACACGCTTCGTCGCTGCTGATGACGCATCTCCAGGAAGTGGTATTCACGACCATTAATCTCGGCAAAGCCGTCATCATAGACGGCTTTGATCATCTCCATGCCTTGTTGCTCTTGCTGTTCCATGTGCTACTCCTTAAATGTTGCGCTTGCCGCGACGGAAACGGATGACGTATTCCATCTGCCCATTGCCATCCTGGTTGTTCTTGGTGTCAGTCGGCAGGGTGGTCACGCTACCGGCTTCCAGCGTCCATGATTCGGTGAACTCCTGACCGTCACGGAAGAATATCTCCTTCACGCTGCCGTTGATCACCACAGGTTCTTCACTGTTGATCCACCCGGTCAACAGCACATCATCAGCGCCGTACTTCTGCACCCGAAAGGTGAGGTCATAGACGTTACCGTCCATGCGCTTATTGATGTTCACACCGGTCTGTGTGTTGACGTGCCCCGTCAGCGGATTGATGGGGGCCAGGGTCAGGAAGTCGCCTTCACTGAACTGAGTGATGCCTGCACCATTCAGAATCAGCGACGTGCTATCAGCGGCGAGTGCGATAGTGCTCATGTGTCAGCCCCTTACAGGTTGAAGTTGATAATGATATCCACTTTGTGGATCGCACCGGCATTCTTCACCGCTGCCTGCAATACTGGAGATTTACGCTCTTGACGGTCGGACTGAGGCTGATCAGCCAGGCTGCCAGCCAGCCAGTAGAAGCCGTCTTCCTCAATGGCCCGGTTGAAGACTTCGATGTTGCCGAAGCTGTCAGGGCTGGACCATGTACCCGGTGCGAACACGCCCGCACGCACAAAGCCGCGTGTGGTCTTCTCACCCTGGTCAACAAGCTGCTGGACACCCCGGCGAGTCTGGGGAATCTTGGTGCCTGTCAGCGATAGCAGGTTGAACATGTCAGTCTGCACCGCGTCCACGAAGGCAGTGAGGTTGTAGACATTATCCACGAAGTCATTGGCGGGGCTGGTCAGAACAACCGGCACGTCCTTCACGCTGGTGTAGATATCCAGACCCACACGGTAGGCTGAATCAATTTCCGTCTGGCTGTATTCCTCAGCCGGAACAGACAGCGTTTTCAGGTTCATGGTGATGGCGGTGTTCTCGGCGTTGAAGTTCACTGTGTGCGCCCGCGCCATGTAGGTCACTGCCAGCTTGCGGTTACCTGCTTTGCTGTACAGGCAGCGGAACTCATTCTGACTGGCAAGACGCACCTGCCACACCGGGTTATCGGTGGATACTTCCAGGTAGGTTGAACCGCTGAAGACGTTGTAGACCAGCACGGAGTTTGCGCCTGCCCATGCGGCGATGGTCGGCACTTCCGCATCCAGCACGTGGTCAATGAAGCACACGCCCTTGAAGTTCACTTCCGCCTTGACGGCGCTTAGACCTTCCAGCTTGTCTTCAACCGCCAACACTTCTTCATCGGCACCCTGCACCAGAGACGCGCCAGAGCCGTCAGACAGCGCCAGAATGTCACCGATGAACTCGCCTGCACCCTCAGGGGTGAAATAACCCAGCGTGGACGTAGCGCCCGTGGTGCTGCTGGTCAGGATGAATCGACCGTTCACGTGCTCGAAGGTGGCACCGGTCAGTTCGGTATCGATGATCTCAGCAACGTCATCGAAGCTGATGGCAGTGCGGAAATCCAGGCTTGCAACCGTCTGTTCAACACCATCGACTTCAACAATGAAGGAACCGTTGTCCACGGTGTTCAGTGTTTGCAGGGTGGACGGTTCGGAAAGCTGCACACCGGAGAGAGTCGCGGACGTAGCTGGTACGGTTTCCGCTTGCCCCCGGTAATATCCGACGATCAGGGAGCCGCCGAAGTTCACCGCGTTGGGCTGCGTGCCGAAGAAGGTGGCAGCGTACTGAGACACAGCGCTTGCAGTGCCCCAATCAGCTTCCACAGCCTGGGCGCTGCGATAAGCGCGGAAGCGCTCAGCGGATGACAGAACGCCCTGCTCACTCGTCATGAGACAGGCAACGTTCATGTTGTCGCGTGCCGCTGCTTGTCCCTCAGGAATGAGAGCGACGTTGATGATATTCGTGATACTAGCACTCATTGATAGATCCTCAATCCGACATTGTTTCAACAACCGCCGTATCAATCCTCAATACATCAAGGGTGATAGACGGGCTGTATTGAATGACAAGCTCCACTTGCACGCGGTTGCCATATTGCTGACCAGTCAGCGCCTTTACGTCAGTGATCTGATTCACACCGCCCACTGTCACAGCATATTGCTCTTGCAGGTCCAGTGATTTATCAGATTTGAGTAACAGTTGCAATTTCTCTGCGTTAGTGTATGCGTTCTCGCCAAAGAAATCTATTGTCACGGGCTGGCGCATCCTGGTGGAAAGCGTCAACTCTTCCTCAACACCGTCATAACGCTCACTTCGGGTTATCGGCTGCCCCGGTGCAAGACGATCCACCACAATGTAATCGTCGCTGAACCACTCGCGTTCCTCATTCAGTCGCCCGAAGCGAATCAGCTCTTCAGGATGGGGCAGGAGGTCGCGTATGACCAGCGCCGGCAGGATCAGCGGGTTCATGGTGTCACCTCAACCACAGGCCGCCGTGTGGCCTCGCAGACAGCCTCACAGTAGCCGTAATCCGTCCAGTCCTGCACCTCAACCACCTTGTAATCTGCACCGTTGCGCTCGACAAGCTGACCCAATGATAACAGTGTTTGACTGTGCAGGGTGATGTGAGGCTGTGACCAATCCAAGGTATCGGCATTCAGGGTGGTCTTCTTGGTGGGTTGGACCACAGCCTGCACTGTTTCACCGGTGACCACTTCCGTCTCCACGAAGTCCACCGTGGTTGTGGTGACGGTCTTGACCAGCACCGGTTGTGTCCAGCCCAGCAGGGCGCTACTGACGTTCGGCAACATTACTCGATGCCCCAAGTGATGGAATTGCGCAGGATGCCAGACCACACCAGCGGCGTTGTCTTCCCGGCTTCTTGTTTGATCTCTTTCGTGCTTTCCGCCAACGGTGCCCACTGACCATAACCGTTATTGCGGAAAGCCGCCTTGCTGATGTTGGTGGCCTTCACGCCTACAAGCTCCATGGCATCATTGGCGGATCGCTTGTCTTCCAGGACCGTCTTGAATTGCAGGCCGATGAAGTTGTTGATCTCGTCACGCTTGAGGTCGAACGGCATACGCAGGAACGAACGGGAAGGCATTTTCTCAGTGCCGTATTCATGCTGCGCACCAACCTGCATGATCGTCACACCGTCGCCATAGACATCGCTGCCCACCTTATCGGAAGGCAGGCCCACTTTCACCGATGCATCAACTGCCCGTTCAAGTTCCTTCAGGTAGTTGTCCATCAACTTCTTGGTTTCTTCAGGTGTACTCATAAGCCCAAGCCTAGACGAAAAAAACCCCGTGGGGCGAAGTCACACAGGCGGCAACGATCAAACAAAGAAGGCACGTCTACGAGTCGAAGTCAGCATGAGATACATCTGACCATACTTGGTTGAGCCGAAAAAGTCACTCAAATTACTACCGGCAGCACGTGATTCAAAGCTCACGGACACGCTACCGACTGAGCGGCTGGACTCTTCCTTGATGGGGGCTGTACTCGGGGCAGACTGGATCACCAGCAGGTGAGCAACAAGGTTCAGCACGATCTCCTTGTTGCATGCGGCATACGCCTGACCGTAGTAGCACGGCCACACGTCTTCAAGAACAGGAAGGTACTGATCGACAACAGCGGTGTCGAACTCAGGGAAACGCGCCTTGAAGTCATCGATCAGTGCCATGGGTTACACCTCAGCCAGAACGCCAGTCTTCACACCGTGTTCGATCTTCTTCATGATGCGCTTGTTCTTCTTGTGGTCAGCAGTCAGCTCGACTACCTGACCCGGCTTGAGGAACAGCATTCCGCCAAGATTCATGTCACCAGAACGCATGTTCTTGATGCCATGTTCCGGCTGCTTGGCTTTCGCAGTGTGCCGGGGCTTCGGGGCTTCGGTCTGATTTTCTTCAGTCATGGTAAACTCCTTGAAGTAGATACGCCCCGTTGCCGGGGCGCACAGGCTTACAGGCCAGTGAGGATGAAACCGCCAGTGTCTTCCAGCACGTCCAGGCCAGCAATGCGGTACTTGCTGTCTACCTGGAAGTCAAAAGAACCCAGCTTGATGATTTCACCGATGGTGAGCGGTTGCGGGATGCGCATCTTCATGACCTCGGTGTTGTTGCTATAGAACACCGTGGCAGACGTGCCGCCGACATTACCAGCGCGGAAGCTGGACATGAAGGTCACGTCAGGGAAGTTGGCCCGCAGCGCAGACAGGACGCTCATGCTACCCGCAGCGGTGTCCAGAATGGTAGCAGCCAGGTCGTTCAGCACTTCAACAGAAGTGACGACACGATTGACGCTGTACTCCGGGGTGTTGTTCACCGCGTTGCGTTGGGTAGTGATGCCATCCGCAAAGGCGTCGTGCTTCTCCTGAGCGGTGAGCGTACCGATAGCGCCACCGGCGGAGTCAGCCGCGAAGCCGCTGTAGTTCAGCAGACCTTCGTTGCCAATCTCGCCCACCAGACCAATCTGGTCCACTTCGCGCATGTAGATGCGGTTGTGAGCCTGGACGTAGCGTTGCGGCAGGTTGATGCCCTGAAGCTCAGCTTCACGGATTTCAGAGTCCGTCCACTTGGAGTGTGATTCACGCTCCACGACACGCAGGAAGGAGTCTTCACCCGCCAGGCTGATCTGGCCCTTGTTGTCGGACGCATCGCCACTGGTGGTGAACCCACCAAGGTCTTGTAGACGCAGGGACTGGATGCGACGGGCATAGCCGCCTGAGTTGTCCGCTTCGATACCGGAGTTCATCAGCGCCAGTTCGGGATACTTCTTCTCGAACACACGCGGATCAATCGTGGTCAGGTTGCGAGCTAACACAGTACCAGCATAGGCGTCAGTGAAGCCCCGCTGGCTGGCAGAGTCGCAGAACGCCTCAAAGGAGGCCAGGTCGTACAGATTACCGAGTTTCATTGAATGCCTCCTTAATACAGGCGAATGAGCCAGACGCCATCTTGAACTTCTTCGATGAACTCACCAGACACCGCGATATCGGTGTCTGTAGCGGTGGCTTCACCGGTCGCGTTGTCCGCATACACAGCACCGAATTGCGCCGGGGTTTCCCCCGTGGCAACACGCACAGTGACCAGACCCTGACGGATATACTCAACCTGACCATACAGGTTGGCATCGACGGTTGCGCCGTCTTCCACAGGGGCAGCGGGGTTACGCAGCACCACGCCTGCAATGACAGGGGTGGCAGAAGTGTCCAGGTTGTCCAGAGAACCCGTGTCCAGCTTGGCGAAGTGACCCACTTTCAGGCCATTTTCAAACGTGCGGGCAGTCAGGACGATGTTGTTGTTGCCGAAGCGTTCACCGGCTCCAACCTTTTGCGGATCGTCAAGGTATCCAGTTTCGAAAGCCATGATTACAGCTCCTTGTCAGCGATGGGTGAGAACTTACCAGCACTCGGTGACGCATCGCCGAAAGTGCGCAGGTCAGTACCAGTTTTCTTCAGCAGCTTGAAGGCAACCGACAGTTCAGCATCGGAGAACTCCTGCTTGCCATGCTCGACCGCCAGGGCATCGCGCATGATCTGGTCAGTTGCCTTGCCAGCAAACTGATAGGATTCATCGACAAACGTCTTCGCTTTCTCGATGACCTCAGTGTGACGCCGGATCGCGGAATTCACCGCATCCTTGAACTCGGCGGTATCCGTCACCGGTGCTGACGGCTCTTCCTCAGCAGGGGTTTCTTCATTCTCCAGGGCAGGCTCTTCAGCAGCCGGTGCAGGGGCACCACCCATGGAAATGATTTCCTGCAAGGTCGGCATGATCTCTTGCAGCTTGTCCATCGGGACAGACTTCAGGGCTTCGGGTAGCTGCTGCGCAATCTCCACGATCTGTTGCAGATTCGGCTGACCCTCGGCATCCACGAAAGCCGTGTGCAGTTCCGGCTGATCCCCGGTTTTCTGCTTGGTCTTCATAGGTTCTACCTCGGTTGGTTGTCGGTCAATAAAAGAGCAGGCCGAACCGCAACGGCCAGCCGGTACAACAGCCAAATGGTGCGGCTGAATGTTCACTTGCTCAAAGTCGAAGCGCTCATGAGGAACCAAGTTGGCATTGTAGCCCAATGACAACTGTCGTTTCCCGGTTTTCAGCGCCCCGCTGATAGCGTCAGTGATCCTAACACGATTACGCAATGCCAAGTGGGAAGAAGTGTTTTCGTCAATGAAGTCGATAATCTCGGAATCCAGCACCGAACCTACTGGGCTCTTCACGTCATGCCCCACGGTCACATGCTCGTCCGTCAATGGCACACCATTCATGGCGGTATTGGCACGGGCAATCGTGGCAGGGGAGCGGTACACGGTGAATGTCTTCTCGGCAGGTTCCAGACCAAGTTCAGCGCCAAGGTACTCAAGAACGCCATCACGCACAGACACGGTGGTCTTCTCTTCACCGTTCCAGGTGACAGAATCATTGAAGCTGCCAATCAATGTGTGTTTCATGAGTCTCGCGCCAAATTGGTTTACATGAATCTAAGTGTATGGTAACAGAGCGTCAAGAACAACCACTAGACAGTGGGCAATTCCTGCCAGAATAAGTAAAGCGTCCCATGGTATCAATCCTCTTCTTCGTCTTCGAGTACGTACCGTGCTGTGCAACGGCAATTGTGATCGACGCCAGGAATCAGGTGCTCACCGTCCAGGCTGCTGTACAGCCCTTCGCCAATGTTGAACTCCTTCCCGTCGCGGTCTGCATGGGATGGCCTGACGGATTCGTCACCGGCTGTCTCCCACACGGCTTTCTTGATGCCCAGCTTCTGCACCCTGATCTTACTGGTGATGCTGTTGAAATTCTGAATCTGGTTGTGAGCCAGGTACTTCGCGTGATTCTTGCGCTTCTCGGCAACGTCCTTGAACTGCTCCATGATGGTTGACAGGCTGTCACCGGTCGTCATCGCGTGAAGCGTGTTGTCGGTGAACGTCTCCAGGGTTTCATCTCGCAGCTTCTTGACCCACTGAGCCGTTTCCATCACCAGCGCATTGATGGTGTAGGTCATGCCCTCACGTGCCGCCAGTTGCACGGTGCTGACGCCTATGGCCTTCTCCACGGCGGCATAGAGCTGCTGCTGCTGGCGCTTGTCTACCTTGCGCAAGGTATCCGCCACCATCGCTTCAATGCGCTCGTTGTCGAACTGCTTTCGAATCTTGCGGCGTGTCCGATTCGCCAGAGTCACAAGCACCTTGGCGTAATTGCCGCCAGGTGCCGCATCGGTGAACTTCTCCACGGTAGACTGATTCAGCTCCTTGATTACGTTGTTCTCAAACCGCTGCGTAATCTGCTGCACCATGAATTCAAGTATATCCTCGAACTCGTTTTCCTGAGCGCGTGGGCTGCTGGGCTGCTTGATATCATTCGCCATCGGGGAACATCTCCTTGAACTTGTCCTTGACGATGATTTCATTCTGGCTCAGGTAATGGCGGTAGTCTTCCCCCATCTCCCACAGGAAGCGGGCATTTTGGATAGCGGTCTGCTCGAAGTTCAAACGCTCCTGAGCGCTGCCGCCTTGATTCTCGGCAAAGTCCACAGGCTCCATGCCACATGCCTTCACCAGCTCGCAGATGGGGTCGATGAAGTAATCGAACTGAAGGTTCTCAATCGTGTCCTGGAAGGTCTGGCGCTCCTGCTCACCGCTGCTATTCAGCCCCTTCACGTTCTCACCCACCAGCACAGACAACGGGATGCCTGTCACCATGGCGAGACGACGCAGGGTGATTTGATCCACATCCGCAAGGTTGGTGAGCGCCTGGGCCACACTAACCACATCATCCTCAGCATCAATGATACCGTCACCGTAGATGGATCGCAGGTCAGCCAGCTTGCCATAGTAGTCTACCAACTCCTTGTCCTGCCCCGCAGCCAATGACTCCTTGAAGCCCTTGATCTTATGGAACACCGTGGCGTTCTTCTCCACGATGGCACCGCTGGCGCGTTCCACCACACCATCATTGACGATCTGATTGCGGATCAGCTCGAACTCACTGACGCCGCCGTACTTGTACAACGCTGCGTCCTGTTCAGCAGGCTCCACGTAGGTAAAGTCAATGACGCGAGTATGATGGAAGTTATGACCGTTGACCACGTAGTAACGGGGCTTCATGTAGCGTTCGTCCGTGAGGTCAATGCTCACGTCCATCGCGGTCACCATGTCCCCACTGAAGACACTGAAGCGGGTGCGCTCCATGTCCACAGGTCGCGTGCGCGGGGTGTACAGGTCTTCACCGCGTTCATTGAGAACGATGATCCCGCGTCCAAACGCCAGGGCAAACTTGACAGCACGCTTCACGGACTTCTGAAGGTGGCGGTTGTACATCGCCTTCTGTGCGTCATCGGTGAAGGTGAGCGTGTCATTGAGCGCGTACCCGGTCTTGAGGCGAACAATCTTGCTGCCCAGCCCCGTGACCAGAAAAGCACACATCTCCTGATCACTCATTCGGTTACGCTCAACCACGCTGGTGTTATGCACACTGCGTCGATTGACCAATTGATTCACCACGCTGGTGAGGCCATCCAAGAACTTGCTCATAGTAATTTCCTGTAGTTGATGCTTGTCCCCTTCATGATTGGCTCCAGCGCATAACGCAGTGCGTCAATGAAGTGGTTGTTTGAGTCCACTATAGTGTCCAGCACATCACCGGACAATCTGTCCACCTTGTAACTGTACAGGCGGAACTCACTGATGGTCTGTTCACACCGGGGGTGGATCACCACTTCATCGAAGCTCTTGATGAATGCAATCCCGTCTTCAACGCTACCCTTGCCCTTCTCGCAAGGCTTCGCCCTGGGCATACCGTTACGCTTGATGTAGCTGATTGACTCAGGGCGGGCATTGTCACAGCGAACCACAGAAGACCCAATACCGGGTATCCGCTGTGTCAGATAATCCGCTGTGTCATCTAGCTCCAGCCCCGTGCGTCCTGCTTCATATTCGATGTACAGCTTGCGCCCATGGACCCACGCCTTGACACCTGCTGTCGGGTCTTGGCTGAAACCGAAATCCAATCCGTAGTATGGTCCATCCCATAGCTTCTGGTGAAGCTCGAACTCAGCAACATGATACTTCCCAGCGAAGATTTGTGCATCAGTGCGGGTCTGGTATCGACCTTCCCAGATATGCGCATAGGTCGCATCGTCAAACGCAGCGCGTTGCTGCTGGCGCAATTCTTCTAGCTCAACAGGGAAAAACGGATTGTCCCAGTAATTCATTTCCGCAATGCACGACCGTGGCGGTGTCGTCTTGATATATCGCTTGTCTGCCGGACTGCCATCAGTGCGTGGGTTCCAGATGATCCACATTTCAGACTTAGGCGCACGAATGGTGGGTTCCAGGTCAATCCAACTGGCTTCCGGCACGTCTTCCGCTTCTTCGACAATGCAGATATCAATCTGAGCCATGGATTTGATACTGCCCATATTGTGTCGAAGACCACGGAAAATGAATTCCGTCCCGTTGTGACCACGGATGTAGTCAATGCCCACATCGTATGCCGCTGCCAACCATGGCTCTGACGCAATGGCGTTCTTCAGCTCAGCGTGAAACGACTCCTTGATGCTCACCTGGAATTCACGGGTACACAGGATGCGCAGCTTCTCGGCATAGCCGAACACCGCTGCCATCTTGGCGAAGTTGAAGGACTTGCCGCTACCGCGTCCACCATGTGCGCCCCTGTGCCTCACTGTGCCGCGTGCTGGCGCGAAGACGGGCACTAACTTACGCGGGAGCTTAATCTGTGCTGTCGTCATCTGCTACCACGATCTGGATGGTAGTGGGTTGCGGGGTCATGGAGCCGTCACCGCTGCGCAGGTCAAGAATCTGCTTATCCAATCCCACCAACTTCGCCTTACCCGTGGTCGCACTAACGGCAGCGGCTGTCTGAGGCGTTTCAGCACCGAGTGCAATCTGACGTGCTTGCTCCAGCTCAACCAGCAATGAATCCACTGTCACCAGATTGCGCTCACGTGCTGCTTCACGAATCGTTTCTATCCTTGCTTTAATCTTGACGTGCTCCAAAAGACCGTGAGCACGTCGATGAATGCTCTCAGGCTTCATCCGACTGGTGTCATAAGACTGCCGATACGCTTCGGCAGCGCTACCCAGCTCCACGTAAAGCTGGGCGAATTTCTCCTGTTTAGGGGTCATCACCGCATTCTCCTGTAAATGTCAATAGTCTACACCGGGTTAGGCTCCGGGAGCCAATGAAAACCTTGATTAGCAAAGTAGCAAACCGCTAGCAAGGTGTGTGTAATTACCTTGCTAAAAAAAAGCCCGTAAAATCAATATGTTACTCCTTACTAGATAGGTCATTACAATTCATATACTACAACCTTACTACACTTAAAGCATTGATATATAACGGTTTTTCGTGATTTTTAGTAAGGTTGCATGAAAACAGGGGGTAAACAAGACTAAAAGCAGGCAGTTTGTGCGTCCTGACCTTGAGGCCCTGTAGCACCCCAACTAGGCTATTCTTGTGTAAAGTTTTCGCTCATTTCGGTAAATCCTCCAAATTTCACCGCCCCTGATTTTTTCGTATTTGCTCAAATTTCGGATAATCCAGACCACAACCTGCCCTTTTCCGTCATAAGCTCGGGCCCTTTTCGTCCCTGGAACTTTGCGAAGGAGCAAGCCAGCCTTCACCGGTGAAATGCCATCAATGATGTTCTCAAGGGTTTTGGTCACCTCACTAGCTGTCACAATGTCGTGAACGAATATGCCAGCCTTCCAATCAACCAATGCCTGCACAACCTCCACGTCCTGGTTTTTCCTTATCACAAGTGCGCTGTCATCATCCACCCGTGAGATAGTGATGCCGTTGGTCCAGAGCTTCCCTGAGAACTTCTTGCCCGTCCTGTGCCCATGCACCATGGCAGCCCGGTACGCCCGTCCGTGGAAGTCCTCATTGGCGAATGATACGGAATCCCCTGGTTCCATCACGGTGAATGGATGCACGGCCTCACGGCCTGCTCTTCTTCCGTCCTTTACCGGGGCATCCCATTCTCGAAGTACCCGTTGCCTGATGCTCAACAGGTTCCACTGACCGTCTGACCGCTTCTTCACGCCCGCCCGCTTCATGAGCCTCGCAGTCTTCCAAAGCGTGGTCTGATCATCAATCGCCAGCACACCGTCCATGGCATCAAACGTGCTGATCACGTCAACATTAAATGGTGGTTCACGTAGCTGGATCATGCTTCGAAGTGCTTCAATGTGTTCCATGCGTTCCTTCTTTTCTTCTAGTGTAAACCTTATCTGTAGACAAGCACAAAAAAGCCCGCCGAAGCGGGCTGTGTTTCACTTGCGTCCTATTCGCCCTGCTATGCCGAACAGTACGAACCCCACCAGTGCCAACAGCGGCTCTCCCCTGGTGATAGCCCCAACTGCTACCGGGTTCCCCATGGCCACCAGAGCGCCTACAGCGAACGTTCTCCAGCTCCATGACCGCTTGTACCAGTGCAGTCCCATGCCGAACAGTACCCCGGCAATCATCAGCACCACACCGTCAGGTTGCTGTACCTGAAGCTCCAGAATCGTTAATGCCAGGCCGATAGCCATCATGGTAGCTTTGATGATCATGCGTCATCCAGGTTAGCGCCCTTGAGATCAGCGCCCCAGAGTTTAGCGATCGTGAGATCAGCGCCCCTGAGATCAGCGCCCCTGAGATCAGCGCCCCTGAGATCAGCGCACCAGAGATCAGCGCC